CGAACAAGATATTAGAAACACGATTCGAGGCATCCTCTCCGAGGGAGAAGATGAAGAAAAGCCCAAGAAAAGAAAAAAGAGCGGCACGAAAGCTGGTGAAATTGGACTGTCTACAGGGCGGGGTGGTTTTACAAAGGTCGTCGCCGACGCCGGAGCACTGGCCACTAAAAAGCCAAAACAGTTGATGGATAATTTGAAAATAAAGTCATCAGCTAGCGGATATAACGGGGTAGTGAAAATTTTGAAACAAGCATTTGAGGGTACTGACGCGATGAAACAAGCGTATGGTGGGCTCTCGAAGGTTACAAAAGGAACTAAGAACGGTTTGCAAGTTTCGATGGGGGAACTTGACGCAAGAAACGGCGCAAAGTTTATTCATCATACGTTGATGGGTGCTATTAGCGCCGGCAAATATAGCTTGGATGTTCCTTTGCAAGTTCAAGTTGTTGGAAATGATGTTGTGATTTACACGTCTGAAAAGAAAAACAGTTGGGAAACTGAGGAATAAAATATGAAACATTTAGAATTAAACGGGCAAGTACTTCTTACAAAATTGACTACTCTGGATGCCCCCGACCGAGTCCCACAACCCGGGGATGTGCCAGCTGTAATTCTAGATGTTGAAACGACGGGACTGAATCACGAAAAAGGTGAGATTATCCAAATTGCGTTACGTCCGTTTTTTGTTAACCCCGCCACAGGAGAAGTGAGCGGACTTAAAAAGACGTTTGTTGCGCTCCAACAACCAACTCACCCACTTTCGCAGGTGATTAAAGACATTACAGGCTTCTCAGACGAAGATTTGGAAGGGCATGCGATTCCATGGGAGAAGGTGTCCAAAATCTTGAATTATTGTCAATTTATCATCGCTCATAACGCTTCGTTTGATAGAAAGTGGGTGGATGCAGCGCTTAAAAGAAACGGTGTTCCGAGTCCCACAGACGCTATCTGGGGGTGCTCCATGTCGCAAGTTGATTGGAACAGTATCTGTAGATGCTCCAAGGCTTTAGAGGTGCTTTGCGCATGGCATGGGTTTTTCTATAATTCACATAATGCTGAGGCTGATGTTGATGCGACGCTACACCTTCTAAGGAAGAATAAGTACATGCAAGAAATGATGCAGAATGCAATGCAGCCAGATTATCATGTTTTCGCTGTTAACTCTTTAAGGGATGAGAACACTACTCTCAAGCAAGGTCGTTATCGATGGAATCCAGAATTAACATGCTGGTGGAAAGCGACGAATAATCTTCAAGAAGCAGAGAGAGAGTGTCAATGGCTTAAGGATAATCTTTCTAAAGTTGAGCCACAATATTTCGAAATTGAGCCTCAACATCGTTTCTCTGAATAATTAAAACCATGAATGGTTTACGTGAATATATCCGGTTTTTATTAGAGGCTGAAAAGCGAGATGACGGAAAAGAAATTCTGGGTGAGCCCGATGAGAGCGAAGAGGAAGAGTATCATGCAGATGAGCAATCTGCAGGTGGTGTCCCGGGAGCTACAACCCCATTAGGCACCGGCCCTACATACCCAGCTGATGATCGTCGTAAGAAAAAGTCTACCGGACCAAAGACAAAAAAAGATAAAAAATAATTTGAAAAATTAGCTATTAGCTATTATACTATAAATGTCCTTTGGACATAATGAATTTAAACATTGCATATTAAACATTTGGAGGTTAACATGGCAATTGATTTTGATGCGCTTCGTAAGAAGCTTGGCCAGCTATCTGGCAACAACTCTCGACGTAACAAGATGTGGCGTCCCACAGAAGGTGATGAAGACATTGTTCGTCTTATCGCTTTTGCTGATCAGGAAGATGGTCTTCCATTCGCAGAACGCTGGTTCTACTATAATATTGGTAGTAACCCTGGGCTTCTCGCTCCTTACCAGTTCGGAAATCCTGACCCAATCCAGGAGCTAATTACTAAGCTTCGTGATGAGGGAACAAAGGAGTCTTATGAGCTTGCTAAGAAGCTTTATCCCAAGGCTCGGTACTACGCCCCTGTTGTTGTTCGTGGAGAAGAAGACAAGGGAGTACGACTGTGGTCTTTTGGTAAGACTGTATATCAGTCCCTTTTGAACATTATGCTTGACGAAGACTACGGAGATATTACAGATCCCACGGACGGTCGTGATATCAAGGTCGTTTGTACCAAGGCTCCTGGTCGTCAATGGGCTACTACTGAAGTGCGTCCACGTGGAAAGGTCTCGAAGCTTGGCACAGCTGCAAACGCGAAGCAATGGCTTGAGAGCGTTCCCACACTTGATGATATGTACGATGAAAAGTCCTATGACGCTCTTTCGAAGATTGTAAATGATTGGCTCAATGGTGACGAGTCTTCATCTTCTTCGGGTGAAACAAATTTCGGTACGTCTCGAGGCTCTACTGCAACTGAATCCACACCTACTAATATCGATTCGAAGTTCAAGAGTCTGGATGATGCATTCGCTGATCTGGAAGACGATGGATTCTAGAGAATAACGTAATGTAAGTGCCAAAGGGAGAGCGAAAGCTCTCCCTTTTTTTATGAACAGTTGTCTAAATTTTTCTATAATCGTACAGGGGTTAGAATGGCAAAAAAGAAGACTGAAGACAATTTCACAAGTAGCTTAATCAAGTCGCTTAATAAAGAACACGGCTCTAGAGTGGCGTATAATCTTTCCACAGATGAATCACCAACGCATGTGAATAGGTGGATAGGTACCGGCTCTAAACAGCTAGACTATATTATAGCAAATAGACAAGACGGAGGATTGCCCGAAGGTCGTATTATAGAAATATTCGGGCCCCCCTCTATCGGAAAATCTCATATCGCAATTCAGATTGCCCGATCAACACAACAGATGGGGGGCATTGTAGTCTATATTGACACTGAAAATGCAACCTCTGTGGAGAATTTAGGTTTACTTGGTGTTGACATCACGAGGAGATTTGTGTACGTGGATACCCACTGTACAGAGGAAGTGTTGTCGATTGCTGAATCTACGATCATGAAAGCCAAAGCCATGAACAAAGATATTCCTGTAACAATTATCTGGGATTCTGTCGCTGCGTCGTCACCCAAAGCTGAGCTAGATGGTACGTATGAACAAAATTCCATAGGTCTTCAGGCTCGAGCGATCTCCAAGGGAATGCGCAAAATTACTGGAATCATTGCGAATCAAAACGTGCTGATGGTGTGCTTGAATCAAACCCGCACTAAGATTGGTGTGATGTATGGTGACCCCACAACAACTCCCGGCGGGAAAGCAATTCCCTTCCATTCGTCAGTTAGGATCAAGCTGGGAGCTGGCCAGCAGATCACTAATAAGAGCAAAGAGGTTATCGGAATTCACGTCCGCGCGAAGACTATCAAAAACAAGGTCGCGGCCCCATTTAGGGAGTGCAATTTTGAAATTCATTTTGGCAAGGGGATCGTAGAGCATGAGCAGGTTTTTGATGAATTACGAAAATTCGGTGCTGGCATCTCAAACGGAAAAGAAATTTGTGTAAAAGGTACCAGCGCCTGGAAAACATTAACAGTGGTGGATGTCAAGACTGGTGAGGCTTTGATAGAGAGAAAATTCTATAAAGTTGATTTTGGTGACGTATGGAAGGAACCCGAATGCGGTAGTTATATAGACGAGCTTTTGGGTTTGTGTATGATAAGAAAGCTTCAAGATCCTGAGCATGCGATGCTGGATACTGAATCGTATGAAGAAGTGCGAGCTGCAACGCTAGAGCTTGATCTAGATAGTATCCCGGATCTAGATGCATGAATCGTCCTGTCTTAGTTTTTGATGGGCTCAATTGTTTTTATCGTCACTATGTCGCGAATCCATCGATGTCGAATAACGGCGAGCCGATCGGTGGTGTCGTCGGATTTCTTAAGGGAATTAATCTGCTTTGTGAAAGGTATAATCCGTCTGCGGTATATATCGCATGGGAAGGCGGTGGCTCGATTCGTCGTAGATCTGTGGATAAAAACTATAAAAAAGGCCGTCGTCCAGAGAAATTAAACCGATTTTATTCAGAGATTCCAGACACTGTTTCAAACCGCAATGAGCAGGTTTCAAAGCTAGTCTCGCTTTTAAGGTCTGCAGGAATTCCCCAAATTTATATTTCTGATTGCGAGGCTGATGATATTATAGCACAGCTTGTTAGATCACATTTTCAAAATGATGAATGCATTATCATTTCATCAGATAGAGATTTTTTTCAGTTGATTGATTCACGGGTTCGTGTGTGGTCGCCAGGAAGTAAAAAAGAATGGACGGTTAATTTGGTGCTGGAGAAGTACGGGATACATCCTGAAAATTTTTGTGCTGCTCGATGCTTTATTGGTGACGGCTCTGACGGGTTAAAAGGTGCTTCTGGTGTGGGTTTTAAGAGCCTATCCAAACGACTTTCCGAATTACAATCTCCGACTTGTGTAAGTGTTGAAGATATAGTTATGAAGTGTCGGGTTCTTCGAGAACAAAAGCATCTAAAGCTTTATGATAGTGTTATAGCGAATGAAGAAATTGCACAAAAAAATTGGAAGCTTATGCATTTAGGAATGGGAAATTTGTCAGGCACACAGATTCAAAAAATCGATGGTGCGCTTGAGATGGATACCTCCCCGCGTAATAAGCTCGACTTCGTTAGGGCGTTAACACACCTCGGTATACAAAACTTTGATTATGACAAACTTTTTATGGCTTTAAGGGCGATGAATTAGGAACGGGAACAAATGGGTGCATTAGCAGATTATTCCATATTGGATGAATTACCAGCCGGTCAATTTCGGCATTACAATAAAGACTTTCAAGAAAAAATACTTCAAGGGTTGCTAACAGATCATGTGTGGTCTGCACAGATGGTTGAAATTATGCGACCTGATTTTTTTGAGGTAAGCTATCTTGAGTATCTCTGTGAGAAGTACTTCAGCTATTTTGCTGAATATCGCTGCTTTCCTACGAAGAGCTTACTGATTAGCATTATCAAAGATTGTATGCAGGAGGATGGTGATTTAATCCTCAGAGATCAGATTGTAAGTTATCTGCTTCGTATGAGAGAAAATCCTAATCCAAATGATTTAGCTTATGTGAAGAATAAAGCTCTAGACTTCTGTAAGAGACAGGCGTTTAAGGAAGCTTTAGAGAAGAGCGTAGAATTAATTTCAAGTGATAATTTCGAGTCGGTAGTAGGGCTTATGAAAAATGCAGTTTCAATTGGGCTTCCGAATACTGTTGGTCATGATTTCTTTGAAGACATTGAGGCTCGCTTTCAGAAGATCAATAGGTGTGTTTGTCCCACCGGTATAGCTGAGCTGGACGCCAAGGGTGTCTTGCGAGGGGGCTTGGGCCGCGGCGAAATCGGTGTTGTGACAGCAAACACTGGCGTCGGAAAATCTCACTGGTTGGTCGCCATGGGCTGTAATGCCATGCGACACGGAAAAAATGTTCTTCATTACACTTTTGAATTAACTGAACAAGCTGTAGGGTTAAGATATGACTCGAACCTATGCAATATCAGCTCGTCAGATATTCATGATCACAAAGCCAAAGTTCAAGAATTCTATAAGGGAAATGATGATCTTGGGAGGTTAATCATAAAGGAATACCCAACCGGTGGTGCTTCGGTTACTACGATCAGAAACCACATCGAGAAATTGTCTTTAAGGAATTTTAAGCCTTCTCTTATTTTGATCGACTATGCTGATATTATGAGGTCAACGCGATCATATGATTCTTTGCGTCACGAACTTAAACTAATTTATGAAGAGCTAAGAAATATGGCTATGGAGATGAACATTCCTCTGTGGACAGCATCTCAAGCCAATAGAGATTCTGCAAATTCTGATATTGTTGGTCTAGAGAATATGTCAGAAGCATATGGGAAAGCTATGGTTGCCGACTTTATCATTTCTCTTTCTAGAAAGGCCACCGAAAAAGCTACGGGAGCAGGCCGTTTATTCGTTGCAAAAAACCGAGCAGGGAAGGATGGGATAGTTTTTCCTATTCACATCGACACGGCGCGCTCTAAAATTGAAATTGTGGATGCTGATATTGCTACGTTATCAGAAGCCATGAAGGAAGAAAAGGAAGATACGCGACTGGCGTTAAGGAAAAAGTGGAAAGAAATTTCCGTTGTATAGAGTGGGGATAGTGGGATGAAATATGATTATCAAGAAGCTCTAAGCGCATCTCTAGAATATTTTGATGGAGATGAATTAGCTGCGAACGTAGTAACCACAAAGTACCTTTTGACCAACCAGGCTGGCGAATATCTTGAAAAGTCTCCCAAAGATATGCACAAGCGGATTGCATCTGAGCTTCATCGTATTGAAAAAAATTACCCCAACCCGCTAACTTATGAAGAAATATTTTCATTGATTGAGGGCTTCAAGTATGTAGTGCCCCAGGGTTCCCCGATGTCTGGAATTGGGAATACAACGAGAGTACAAAGTCTTTCGAACTGTTTTGTTATTCCAGCCCCGGAGGATAGTTACGGCGGGATTTTGAAGTCCGATCAAGAGCTTGTGCAGATTGCTAAGCGCCGCGGCGGCGTTGGGTTTGATTTAAGCACTATCCGACCTAAAGGGCTCTCTACAGCAAATGCTGCTCGTACAACAGACGGGATCGAAGTTTTTATGGATAGGTTTTCTAATTCATGTAGAGAGGTCGCTCAGGGCGGCCGCCGTGGTGCGCTAATGCTTACCATCTCTGTCCATCACCCGCAGATAAGCGACTTCATAAAGATTAAGCGAAATTTGAGCAGGGTTACAGGCGCGAATATATCTGTCCGCGTTTCAGATGAATTTATGAAAGCAGTTCGCGGTAACCAGAGCGTTGAGCTCCGTTGGCCCGTCGATTCTGATAATCCAGAAATTACTAAGTCTGTTTTTGCTCCGGATATCTGGCATGAAATTATTGAGGGCGCTCACGAGTCTGCAGAGCCGGGCGTTTTGTTCTGGGATACAGCCAAAAATTTCACACCAGCTGACATTTACGATGATGAAGGATTCGGCTCAGTTTCTACGAATCCTTGCGGCGAAATTATTCTTTCCCCGTATGACAGCTGCCGATTGATGCTTCTTAACCTAACAAGCTTTGTGAATACGCCGTGGGGGCCTGAAAGAGTCTTTAACTTCGAAAAATTCGCGGAGGTTACGTATAGGGCGCAGCGACTTATGGATAATATGATTGATCTAGAAATTGAGCAGATTGATAAGATTATATCTAAAATTGAAAATGATCCAGAATCACAGGAAACGAAGGCTATTGAATTTCAGTTGTGGACTAAGATAAAAGAGCAAGCTTTACGCGGCCGCCGCACCGGTCTTGGGATAACTGGCCTCGGAGATACTCTTGCAATGCTGGGCATCCAGTACGGGTCTGACGAAAGCATTGAATTAACAGGAGAGATATACAAGTCTCTTGCAGTGAATGCATATCGGTCTTCAATCATGATGGCAAAAGAGCGCGGCGCGTTTGGCGTCTTCGATGCAGCTAAAGAGGAGGGTCATCCGTTTCTTGAGAGGATCTGGGCTGAAGATCCTGAGTTAAAAGCAATGAACAAAAAACACGGTCGTAGAAATATTGCTTTGACGACAACTGCACCCGCGGGATCCGTCTCCGTATTGACTCAGACAACTTCCGGTATTGAGCCAGCGTTTATGTTGCACTATACTCGTCGAAAAAAGTTGACGGGTCAAGATGAGGATGCCCGCGTTGATTTTACAGATGACAGTGGAGACAGGTGGCAGGAATATACGGTATACCACCATGGATTTAAGCGCTGGATGGATTCAACAGACTCTGATTGTGAATGGGAAAAAGATGACCCAGAAGTTGCAGTCTCTCATAGTCCGTATGCCGGCGCTACTGCTAAAGAAATTAACTGGCTGGCAAAAGTAAGGATGCAGTCCGCGGCTCAAAAGTGGGTGTGCCATGCGATCTCCAACACGACGAATTTACCAGCTGACGCTGATGTTGAGACAGTTAAGCAAGTTTATATGGCTGGCTGGGATCGTGGCTGTAAGGGTATAACTGTGTACAGAGACGGCAGCAGAACCGGCGTCTTAGTATCAAACGAAAAGAAAGAATCAGATCCCAGAGAGTGTGGAGAAATAATCACGAAGAATGCTCCCAGGCGTCCTGAGGAAATGGAGTGTGATATTCATCAAGCTAATATTAAGGGTGAAGCGTGGACTATCTTGATCGGTCTTATGAAGGGGAAGCCTTATGAAGTCATTGGTGGGCTATCAGAGTATGTTGAGATTCCCAGAAAGTATCAATCAGGACGAATTCGGAGACGTTCTCGGAAGTCTGTTAATTCAAAGTATGATTTAATTGTGGGTACAAATGGTGATGAATTTGTGATTAAAGATATCGTTCGAGTGTTTGATAACCCAAATCATTCTGCGTTTACTAGAACCATATCTCTTGCATTACGCCATGGCGTTCCAGTACAATACATGGTAGAACAATTACAAAAAGACAAAGATGCTGACCTATTTTGCTTTGCGAAGGTGACAGCTCGTTGTCTTAAAAAGTATATCGCTGATGGAACAAAAGCGAGTAACGGAGTTTTTGATAAGGCGTGTTGTGATAATCCAAACATTGTTTATCAAGAAGGCTGCGCGACATGCGCGAATTGCGGAATGGCAAAATGCGGTTAATCTATAGGAGAAAAAATGCATTGGATATCTAACATAGACCCAAAGATAAAAGAGATTGAGCTACGGAAGCAGCCAACGATTATCAGAGTAAATAAGTTCGATGAAGAGTCAGCAAAGAAGTTTGCGGCCGAAATGGCACAAGCTCATAACACGGGTCAGAAAGTGATTCCAGTTGTTATCGATTCGTATGGCGGCCAAGTGTATAGTCTTATGGCAATGATTAGTGCAATTAAGCATGCAGAGATTCCCGTCGCGACAATAGTGGAGGGCAAGGCCATGTCCTGCGGTGCGATTCTTTTTTCGTTTGGGACGCAGGGTTATCGATTTATGGATCCCGACGCGACGTTAATGATTCATGATGTTTCATCAATGGACATGGGTAAAGTTGAAGAGCTCAAGGCGGGTGCTCTTGAAGCAGATCGTCTCAATCAGATTGTTTATACAATGATGGCTCAAAATTGTGGAAAGAAAGATGATTACTTTCTTAAGATTGTTGATAAAAAGAAGCATGCTGATTGGTTTTTAGACGCAACGGAAACAAAGAAGCATGGAATGGCAAATCATCTACGGGTACCCAAGATTTCTATCAAGGTATCAGTAGATATAGATTTTGAGTAGGGTGATTAGATGGATAAAGATTTCTATAATAAGTCAAGCTCCGACAGCCTGGGTTGGGATCCTTCCTGGTTCGGTTGCGAAGAATTTAATGTAGACCTTGTAAAGGCAGTGCAGAAATGGCAAAAAGCTAACGGTCTGACTGCGGATGGTCTGGTGGGTCCCATGACGTATAGAAGGATTTGGACAGAGAGAGAAGTGAACATTTCTGATTATGAACCTAAGAAGAATGTTTATTCTCCAGGTGATAAGTACATTGTTCATAATGGTCATTTCATTCCAATCGAATGGGAAAAAGTTATTTTATGGGACGACAACGATGGGTTCAAAGCAAACAAGGGTTGTTATACTGACTACTCTGGAAAACCTGATCGAGAACCCACCATGTTTGTAAACCATTGGGACGTGTGCCTCAGTGCGGAGTCATGTGCAAAAGTGTTAAACAAGCGCGGAATATCAGTGCACTTTCTTATTGATAACGATGGCACGATTTTTCAGATGCTGGATACGCAACATAAGGCTTGGCATGCAGGGATCCCACGATATGAGGGTGGAAACCCTAAGGGAATCGGGGTAGAGATTTCCAACGCTTATTATACGAAATATCAAGACTGGTATGTAAAAAATGGGTTTGGAAAAAGGCCGCTTCAAGAGCACGGTTACGTGCACGGCAGAACGCTGAAACCTTTCTTAGATTTTTATCCAGTTCAGCTTGAGGCCCTAAAGGCGCTGTGGAAAGCTATTCATATTGGCATTGGAATTCCTTTAGAATATCCTAAGAATTCCCAGGGTCACATAGAGACTGGTATACATAAGGATTGTGAAAGAGGAAAGTTCCATGGTTTTTGCAATCACTATAATTTCACAAAGGGTAAAATAGACTGCGCAGGATTGGATTTACCAACTCTTGTCGGTGAGGTAAAGAAGTCTCCCTTATATTGTTTAGACAAACCGTAACAGGAGTTAAGATGGATTGGGTACATTTAGATTACGTGTGGGTTGATGGATCAGAGTCTCCAACACTGAGGTCAAAAACAAAAGTTGTGAAGCTGGGCTTAACAGAAGATGGAGTGCCAGAGCTTCCATTGGGCGAATGGAATTTTGATGGATCTTCCACGAACCAGGCGACGACTATCGATTCGGAACGAGTGTTACAGCCGATGAGACTTTATCGTCTTTCTCAAAATCACTTTGTTGCTTTATGTGAGGTTTTTCATCCTCCTGTGGATGGTGAATATATACCGCATGAAACGAACTACCGCGCTGAATTAAGAGAACAAATTTTAGAAAGCATGCAGCATACTTCTCTGTGGATAGGGTGGGAACAGGAATATTTCTTTACAAGAGACGGATGTAATATCTTCTGGCCTGATGGCGGCCATGAGCCACCCAAAAATAACGGGTACTATTGCGCTTCGGGTGGTGCAGTAAAGTGTCGACAGCTCGTCCGCGAGCATGCTGATGCGTGTAACAAGCTTGGGATAAATATCGTTGGGTATAATGCTGAAGTTGCACCAGGCCAGTGGGAATATCAGTGTTTTGCCGAAGACCCTTTAAAGGCATGTGATGATTTGTGGATAAGTCGAT